GCTTGCACCTGTGGGCCGAGCTGGGCTTGCACCTGTGGGCCGAGCTGTGCTTGCACACCTGAGAAGATTGACTGGAATCCTTCCTTGCCCTGGAATCCTTCTAAGTAATTCGACTCAAACTCCTTTTTCATTGCAAGCATCACTCCTGGATCGGAGCAATTAAGACTGCATCCAGAAAGGTCTGTAAAGCCCTGAACCTTCGCCCCCCCGAATATAGACACAAGGACTATAACAAGTATCGATACGCAGAGAACAGGTATTTTATGTTTGAATAGGAACTTCATCTTATTGTAAGGTGTTAAAATGTTCTGTACATCGATGTAGGAGGGCTTGCCACAAACGTAATGTTTTCCTTTGTAATCACTGGTGTAGCACACGTGTTGTAGAAATAAATATTAACAACTGGGTGCAGGTAGGGATTCCATCCGTAATCGGTATCACTCTGCTTCACATCATAGTTTCCAGCAGGGTTCTTTGCGGCTACGCGAGTTGTAGCGGCTGCGAGGCCAACATTTAGAACAACCTTGTACTCATATCTCTGATAGTTCACACCCTTTACCGTGATTTTTGCGGGGTTTGTTGTATCCACTGTAATACTATTAATCTGTGTGATGGGGAATGCACCACCCTTCACGAATAACACAGTTAGCACACCAGTTGTTTTCAGTTCATCATATTTGGCACGGAGTGCTGCAACTAATGCCGCATTAATTGAAGAGTGGGGGAAGACCGTCTGTGTTGTGCTAGTGGCACCAATGCGACTGCATGCAATCGATCTGTATGTGCTGCTAGGAGAGGACGTTAGTGGAACCGGGTCGACTGTTCCAGATATATCCATTGCTGCGCACGCAGTTGTGAGCTTGAGGGTATAGTCTGCCGCCGATATCGTGGCCGTCTTCACAACAATCGGCACCTTCGCTTTGAACACCACAGAGCGGTGAAGCGTGGAATCATAGGAGCCAAGTGATGATTGCGTAACTGCGGCCGTAGTTCCTACCGTGCGTGTCACAAGATACTCACATTTGTTTGTACCCGTCTTCACAGGTACTAGGGTAGGATCAATTGCATATGTAGTTCCAGAGGGTCCTGCTGCATTCAGTGCATTCACAACCTTCGTCTTGATTCCACTGTTGTTACAATCCAGAACACTGTAGCATGCGACGTTTTCAGGTATCTTGTCGCCGACCGTGTAGGAACTCTCTAGAGAAGCAATAGGGGTCATATTATACGCAACATAGTTGGTCCCATCACATACAGTGCCAGGGTTGAAGTTGAATGTGAAGTGGAACTTGCTGAAGTTGGCCGCCGTATTATCCCATACAGAGCTGTTTGTACCCGATTGCGTAGACACCTCGAATTCGCACGTGTTCGTGCCAGCGGCCGCCGCCTTCACAATATTCATCGTATTCGATATTCCGTTCGTGAGGACTGTCATCATCGACTTGTAGAAAGACTTCGCCTCATTCTGGATGGTAGGACTCGTGCACGGGATCGGCACAGAAGGGCACGAGTTGAGCGGGCGCACAAAGCTTGAAACGGCAGTCGCCCCCGCAGTCGCGGCCGTTTCAGTCCCAGCAATAAGTCCAGTAATGCGGTATCTGCAGATAGTGATATCCTTCGTAAAGGAGACCGTAAAGGTATTCATGTAGGAGGTCTGGGTTCCATTACGTGTGTAGCCGACCTTGAGGCTGCACGAAGTAGGAGATACTGTCGTTGCAGGAGTATAGACAGCTGTGATGATCATCGTGCTTGCCGCATTCTGCGCCGTAATAAAGAGAACCATATCAAGGATAGTTCCAGGTGCCGTGAAGATCGGTGCGGGGCAGGTACCTGTGTAGGTTAGACCACTTGTATCGCGTGTCGCCGTGATCGCCAATGAATTCGCAGTGGACGGTTTATTTGCTACTATGGCGAGAGTGTCAAAGGACGGATCATCCTCGAGCACAGAAAGGGTGTCGGTTAGAACCTGGACAGTCTTGGTATTTGGTGTGATATCCGACACGACAGTGTACTTGCATGTATCGGTTGTTGTCACTTGGAAGCGCTTTGTAATTGTTGTTTTATTGGCAGCGCCTCCTGTGGTCCCAGGGAAGGTCGTGTAGAACTGCGAGGTGTTCTCAAAGTTTATATCACATGTGGCGGTTCCTGCAACACTACTCGATGTACCCACCTTGAAAATCTTCGTCATTGTCTTTTTGATAACATTTGTTGTCGTCTGAGGATAGTTATCCGCAGCGTACTGCATCACAATTGAATTGAGGACATCCTGAGAAGAGCATGAAATCGTGGGGCAATCCACAAACTTCTTTTCATTCCCAGTCGCGGCATAAGACTTGAGTCTGGCTGTCTTCGCAACTCCTTCTAGGCCTGTACGCGTTGTATCAAGATTCCCTGTAATCGTTGCGACTGTCGCCGCGCTCCCTGGATCCATAAGGATTGCTCCATATCCAGCTTCATACTTAATCATCGCCGCCGTTTTCGGAGGGAGTGCTGCAAGGGAGTCCGTGATGAAGGTTCCAGTGCCTACCGCACCAATCGCCGAGACTGTATACTCGCAATCTTTACCTGTGATTGGAATCATCGAGACACTGCGCTTCTGTTCTGAAACAACTCCAGTGGATGAGATCACGTTCGCAAGCATATCACAGCGCCGCCCATTTACCGTGAAAATCTTCTTGATTGTTATGATTTTACTGGTACCACCTTCAGGGTCGGTTACCCCATTGAATTTTGTGAGAATTAAATCCATTATATAGGGATTGCTGCATTTCATAGGATAACATCCTTCCAAATCCTCTTCATCTCTATAGAGTTTTGTAGCTACAGCAAGGGGTTGGGCAATGGGTATCATTGCCTTTGTCGCCCCAGTCATGATGGATTGTTTTTCGGTGGCACTATCTGTGTCATTTATACGATTGAAGACCTCCGTTGAGATTTCTGTTGGTGTGAGAAGAACACCTGTAATACTTGTAGCATCTGTAGAGAAATCATAAGTTCCATCTGGGTTTCTTGTAGGTCCTTCTGACATACCTTTCCTGGACCAGATAAAGGCACCTGATTTACTCACCATCTTAGTACCATCCAGATTCGTATCAGGATTGTAATCAGACTCTTGCCACTGCATGGCACACAGCGTCTGATCAGCAGTAATGTCCTTATGGGCTGTAATGTATTTCACGTCAACCTTTTTGTTCTGTTTTCTGTAAAAGTCGACCTGCTTCTGTAAATCATCTGCACCGCCGCACGTATGCGTGTAGCCGTTAAAGTAGACAACAGGTACGTAGTTTTTGGTGTAGTACAAGCACCTCTTATTTGTGAGCATGAATGCATTGGCGTTTGTGTTCTGGAATTCATATGCAGTAGGGAGTCCTCCTGTGAGATAGAAACGGACGATCCAGTTTGTGATAGGTGTGATGGTTAGGTTTTTAGGAATCTCTGCATCAGCTGTTCCAGCTGGAGCCGCATACTGATTCACGTTGCAATGGAGTTCCACGCAGCTTTCACAAATATAGCCTAAACCGAATATCTTTGTTATATGGAAAAACTGGCCACGCAGAAGAATCTTTGTCTGATCGAAGAAGTACTGTGCAAGTGTATCGAGGAATGTATTGCTAAAAGGATCAATAAAGGTGCCGCCCACTGTAAGGGCACGTTCACTCATTGCAACCTGAGTATCCGTCTTCCACTTATCATATCGTGTAAGGTAAGACTTGAATTCCTCATCATTTGTTCCAAGCGCCATTAGATACATGATACGTGCCCTGCTAAGATAGGACTTTCCTGAACCTGGCGCATCAAGTGCTGGTTCACCCAACTCATCGGTGATTAAGGTTTCAATATATCCTGCTGAGCAAATCAGCGCAATATCCTCTTGATAATTGAGAGCATCTGTGTAATTAAAATATGCGCGTATAAATCTACTTTTCATGCTGATATCTTCAATAAGGGTGGGAGTTTGAGTTGTGGTGATTTTGGGGTCTGCCTTCCAGCCTGGAGTGGGTATCATTGCAGGGAAGCGATCCATTGCGGGAGTACCTTGATCCTGTAGAGCGGGATCTTCTTGAAAGAGTTCATCAGGTAAGAGAGAAGGATTTGCTACGTATAGATCTGCAAGTCTGCCTATTAATGTCTGAACGGTTGTGTCGGCAGTGTTCACCTGCCATGCAGCTACACCCCATGGCGCCACAGGATATTGCACAGTGCGGCCAAATTTACCACACCCGTTGCTCACGCGGTCGTACGCACTTGCAATCACACAAGCACAGCCTTGCACGCCATTTATATCGTGAACGTAAGTTGCTGTAGTGGAAGGTCTTACTGTACTGCCTCGTCCAACTGTCTTTAGAGTTTTTGTTTTGGGTCGGTCGACAGTCTTCAGTTTTACCTGGGTTTCGCGACGCCAATAGAGATTACCGTCTGTGATTGCACGCGACTCCCACTTATCATTTATCGCAGATTGGAATTTTAATCTAGACGTTCTGCCAATCCCTTTCGGTATTGTCGACATAGTTTGTTCAGTACCTACAAGTGATTTCGGCGCCGCACCTGATGTACATCTTCCTAGTGTTTGCATACTTAGACCCGCTGGGCAGTTTTGGTAGCATCTCGCAACTCTCTGTACTGGGTAACCTGAGTTGCCGCACCAATAGCTAATAGACTTAGTTTCCGTCCTGCCGCATCCTGATCGTAACCACCATCCTTGCCACCACCAACATACCGGTTCGTAGCATGTTAATGCCTTATCGTCCCACCACCCCCCAGGACAGCTACTTGTTCTAGAATTAACATCCACACTACTAACGTCAGTGAAACTTGTGTTACATGTTGCTACACCATCAAAACTTGTACCAGAAGGACAGTTATCTACACATGTTATTTTAGATGCAGCTTGCAACTGTTTTCCAGAAGGGCAATCTTGTGCATACGATCCATCAACTCCTGCTACATTATCGTGATACCCCGTGGGTGCTGCCCTTAGATAACAGGTTAATGAACCAGTTCCACCTGCATCTCTATCTGATCCACATGCATCATAACAACGTGTACCATTCTCCCATTGGCCAGCATCGCATAAATTATTTTCGCATGTTCCAAATGATGTATTTAATGTCCATCTAGCGTCGCAGCCATAGTAGCAGCGCTGTAAACCTGGTGCTCGAACGCGCTGTCTGAACCACTTTGCCAAGAGGTAATTTTCTACCTGCTGGCATTCAGTGTCATTGAGGTAGCGATTGTAGATGATGATTTCTGCGATTTGGGCGTTCGATTGTTCCCATGCATTTACTTTTAATCCATAAAGAGCGCTTGAGCCTACTGTAAGAGCATTATTACCGTTATCTCTTCTTATTACAGCTAACGCAGTTGCCGCAGTGAATGTGACAATATTTGTACCAAATCTAGCAAAATCTCCAGCACCATCTACTGCACGACGGTGTCTATAGAGATCCCATGTAGTATTTGCAGCTGTCCCGCCAGTAGTGGAAAGCCACCCTTCATTATATAACTGATTCTTCGCATTACCCCAGTATCCATAGAGCTTATTTCCGTCTCCCATAAATACGCGCCCATAAGTAGGACCAATTTGTCTAGAAACAAAAAACATGGTATGTGCTGAAAGGATGGGGGTAGGAGTCATTGTAAGAGTATCAGTTGTCGCAAGTTGCAGAACATTTTTGCTACCAGAGAACAACTGGTCCGCGACCAAACTAGGCCTTCCACCGACTGTCATCTTGTAGCCCAAACTCGCGGATGCAGAATTCCATACGGTGCCTCCATTCGTAAATCCCGACGTCGCGTCGAGCCATGCCATGCAGTTTCCAATATCTGTCGGCGAATTAATAGGCGGCACATTCGCCAAGCCAAGATTGGCTCCATCATTGTTATCAAACGAGCACTGTTTAATGCAGTTAAGTTTATTTGCACTATCTGTAATTGAATAGGCAGAGGCATAATCTCCAGGCGGCGAGCATTTATTATAGCAGGTGCCAGCAGTCTCTTCATCCCATCCACTATCACACGCATCTTTTGAGCATGTAAGATCGGACGCCCTGTTCCATCCATTTGTGCAGGGACCATAACAATTTGGTGATACTTCAGTATCTCCGTTGTCGCAGACTTGGCCGCACTGTAAAAGTGAATTCGCACGAGGATACTCACCGGTACAATCAGTGATACAGTTTGTCTTTGCGCCATTTGGATCGGGGATTGAACCACTTGGACAGTCCTTATAGCAGTTTACACCGTTTTGCCATTCCCCTGCGGCACAGTTTTTAAGACACATGGATACACTCTGGAACTCCACGCCAGCTACACAGGGTGTAGGGACAGGCTGTCCGCCAGGTTCAGTACAATTTGCCCCCCCTACATCTTTAAAATATCTAGCCTTTCTTAATTCTTTTAGAATATTTGGATTAGACATATCAAAGACACTAAAATCTGTATACATAGCCTGCATATTGTATCGCTTGATATTGCCATCATTCATACACTTCTGTGCAGTCCAGTTATATTCACCGCGTGTGCCGCCGTCCCATACATTACCTCCAGTTGCTTCAAGGCCAGCAGGTGATCTATTTAGAGCAAATGTAACACATTCAGTTCCTGAATTCCACTCCCACCCAACTGTAGGAGGGGCACCATAACTACTAATATCCGAGGGAGTCGGAGTAGCAGCAGCAATAAGATCATCTATTGCAGTCTTACCCGCATTTAAGGCACTTATCACTCGAGTGGCACCGGTTGGCGTAAGAAACCAGGGACATGCTTTTTGCATGACGGGGATTCCAAGGGCCTTTCCACGTTTACTTCCATCATATGTTTCTGTTAATCCTATGATCTGGCAGAAGTCCCCTATGGGTTTTCCAAGGGCGCTGGAAATAGCGATGGCGGCGGCTAAGATGGCGCCGAATGGGGGGAAAAGCATGAGGCCGGCGACGCCGCCAGCGCGGCAGAGATTCACCTTAAGGTTAATTTCCGCGTTATCTTTATTATTATCTTTAGTATAAGGATCAATCCAACCTGGGCAATTTATTGCGTTAATGTAATAATCACGTGTATCCTCGCACTTGTGATAATTAATTAGCTGAGCAATATACTCTGCTCGTTTATCTGTTACATCCTTTATAACAGCAGCTTTCTTACCATCTGTCTGTAATGCATAGAGTATAGACTTGGCTGTAGAAAGAGCATCCATTTCAATAGCAGTCTTGATATACCTTGATTTCCATGCAGTATATCCAATGCGTGCAGCGTCTGCGGTAATTGAACTAATATAGGCGGCATTCTTGTCCTTCTCTAAATCATCGTTGCGATAGGAGATTTCGGAAACAAATGTATTGAACTTTGCCAAGAAATCATTGGAACTTGTAACCGCTGCTGACTTATTCGTCGCAGCTAACTGTGCAATAATATTGGTGATAATTGTATTTATCGGGGATGAAGGAGTGCCATTGAAAGGTATGAGCGCATCTGCAGATCTCTTTGCTACAGCTGTCTTTTCTGCAGCAGTTGCAGTTGCATCTACCCTTGCGGCCACGGTGTTTGCGAGTAACCACTGGATTGTGCTCATCGCATATGGATCATTTTCCGTTGAAAAATCGGTTTTTATGGCCGTCCACGCCGCGATCGCTTTAACTTGGCGTGTCGATAAATCCGCATTAATATTTGTCTTTTTATTCCAGTAAGCACCCGAAACGTCTGTGCTGTATTTACTAATATAAGTGGGATGCGTATCGAGCTCATCAAATGTTACACCTGCCGCGGTTAAGATGCGCGTATTCGACACATCATAGATTCCACCGACTGCAGTAGCCGTCGCTTCATTCGCAATCTTTGTTAACCAAACTGCGGTATTTATCTTAGCACTGAAAGATCCTAGAGTGGTGTATGCAATATTAACAGGGTAATATACATTGAGGGCGGTAGTATATCCAGAAATAGCCGAATTAACAGCCGCGTCTCTTGCTGTCGTTGTACTGGGGGTTGCGCGACCGGCTGCGGCATCCTCTACAGATGCATTTGCTGCAGTCAACGCCGCCGCCGCTTGAATTTCAGAAAGAGGAGTATCACCAAGATTAGGATCTTCCGCAAATTTTCCAATTAAATCAGGATATTTATCCATCTCAGCTTTCATTGTTTCAATCTCCTTTCTTAGAGTTGCAGTGATCATAACACCCTTTAGTGTTCTGTAAAAATCCATTGGTTGACAGAGATACCTTGTGTTAACAGGGGGTGCCGTTGATCCTGCGACTGCACTATTATACGCATTATCTTTTGCAATCGATAACATCTTTGAAGCTGTAATATTAACGTTCGGATACTTTCCACACCCAACACTGGCAATATCCGCAACAATATGGAATCGTGGCGCGTGACGAAGAGTATTACCCCAATTAAACGGATTCTTTGCCATACGTGTAGAAAAGTTATCCGAATTTTTAGGCGTGGTGAGAGCATTTACACCACTAACAGGAGCTGATCGTACTGCACCCGATATATCAGACCACCATGCATTATAGCTTGAACGTCCTTCTTTTGACCATTCTATATTGTTCTTATTATACTGAACAAGATTGCATGCATCCACTGCCGCATTATAAGAAGACACAAAATCACTAGAGTTCGCGGCGAGTTTGGTTTTCATGGTACTCACAGCTGTAACGGCCGCCCACTCATATCCTGTTATATTTATATAATCTGAAGAAAGACTCTCAATTTCATCTGAAATCTTTTCAAGTAGATCAAGCACCGTTAAGCGAGAAACAGGTTCTGGTATCGCTGGCCAGACCTTTATAGGAAGAGGTGCTTCTGCAAAACAGGTTTCAGTATCTCCTTCTGGACATTGTACCTTTTTCGACATGATAGTACTTCCAAGAACATCTGTATATACACATGAAAGCCTCTTTTGCATGGCAACATCCTTAACTGCCAAATTTGCAGGAAGGGGTAAGACAGAGTAAATTGAAAAGAATTCATCATCTGGGAGAGATATAGCATCCATTGTACCGATGGGGCATTTAAGCATATGATCGGCAATGATCATATTTGCATCTTTAACTCCCTCCGCTATAAATAACTCTTTAGGAACAAGGTCGATAATCATTAAAATTATATCTGCAAGGGCCATTACAATAGCAATACCCCATCCAACTGGATTGGACGCAAGTGCGGCACTCATTCCTGCACTAAGGGCTGCAAGTGAAGTAGTTGCTGCAGTTGCGGCCATAATCGCTAGTTCCGCTGCTTTTTCTGTCTGTATTGCAATTTTTATAGCGCGCGCCGCGACAATTGTTGTTTTAACTGTTTTTATACCCCTATCAAAACCTAACGCTATAAATGCAAGCTCCTTCAATGCAGCCCCTGTACGCCCTGCAGCTGCCAACATTTTTAAGCCGAGTTTTCCTGTTCTAGCAACGATCGCCGCATCTTTGATAGTCTCTTGACCGGTTCTCGCAGATCTTAAAAGTGTGGCAATTTCCTTGATTTTCGCAGTTTGTGCGGCAAATCTTGAAACAAGCCCTTTTCCAAGATCAGCAAGAAGTGTTCCTTGAGCTGCAGAAGCTTTAAGAGTCCCCCCAAGTCCCTTTAATGCGGGTATAAGTCCTCTAGCACCCATTTGTCTTCCAACTACTATTCCAGCCTCATCAACTATTTCTTCAATTACTTCTCTATATACAAGATTAAATAGTATAGCTGCTCCAAGATTTCCACCGACAAGCATTGCAACCGTCATTTCAGCCCCTTGTGCATAGTTTCCTAGTTCAGGTGTATGAGCAAGATAATTCGAAGCAAAGTCTGGATTTTCATCATATAGTTTGGAATATGTCTTAAGTGCCAGTATTTTAGGCTTATTCTCAATCCAGTCGCGCGGCAGCTTAGTTTGAATAAAATCGGCACGCCAGTGTCTTAGTGCACCATTGTCTCCATCTCTTATATAATCTGAAAATTTATTATACAAGTTTACAGGATTGTTTGCAAGTGATGAGCACATGGTTCCGTTTGGTCCAATACAATTCTTTCCTCCATACTGGGCATCATAGGTTCCAAAGATAAGTGGAGTATTCTGGGGGTAGTTCGAGAAAGTACCCTGTTCAACCCGAATGATTTCTGCATTTATCATAAGGTAGACTACACGAACAAGACGGTCCGCGACAGGCCCAGAAATCCTACGGAGTTGTTTCTCTGTGATTTTTCCATACTGCGGAGTTGATACATACCAGCCGGCAGAGTTTGTTCCACCATTCGTTAGGACGAGTGTTGGTATCTTCTCATCAGTTGTACCTGTTCCAGTCGCAATTGCATAAAAATAGTTAGTAAAAGATTCATACTCGTTTATATCATCAATCATTGGCTGTGTAAGTGCAGTTCCATAGTAGGTGTGCACAATACTAGTACTGCCCACTATATTACCAAATTTACCGATACCAAGTGATTGAGTCTTACCTCCCGTTAGAAACCGTACGATTCCCGGGGCAAGTGTTGTTGTTGTATTTGAATAAACTGTTAATCCAGGTCCATCTGGTACGTCAAAACCCTCAACCTTTGGAAAAAAACGTTGTAAGATATATTTTGTGCTGATGAATACAATTCCAATCACGAGGATTAATAGAATTATATAGAAAAGGTACTTTTGAAGAGGCCTCGGTATCATCTAGATCTATGTTTGAAAAAAAACAAATCTTTAATACGTGGTTCACGACGATACTCAGAAATAAAGAAACTCAAGGAGCATCACAGAGTCCATTTTGCCTTGAGGTACTTCTCAACGTTAGCACACTCAGAATCAGTGAGCGACCGATTATAGATGATCACTTCTCCAACTTGCGCATTTGATTTCTCATTTCCACAACATCCACCTTCATTAATATAAAATCCATCAAATGCGAACGCTGTTTGAAAGTTTCCTATAACTGCACCTTGGCGCCACAAGCTTCCAGGACTACTAGGTGATACAGTATAGGTACCTGCTGCAGTTGTTGTAACAGTGGGTTCGTCTCTCCTTATTCTGTATAGATCCCAGTTTGTGTCAGAACTAGTGGTAGGGGAAATATTCCATGCTTCAGTATGCATGCAATTTTTATAATTGTCCCAGTATCCATATAATTTATTTCCGTTTCCTATAAAGACACGTTTATTTAACCCGCCTGTCTGTCGAGAGACAAAAAAGAGAGTATAGGCTGCCATCTGTAAATTCGCTGATAGACTCATTCCATGAGTCGCATCGAACTGTAAAACAGGATTTCCATTCAATATACTCTTTTTGAGTATTGCTCCACCCGTCATAGAATAATTATAAATAGATGGCGCAGATGAAGACCATGTATCAATGGTATCACCATCGGAAAGGTTGTTTAGTGTAACTGCATCCAGCCACAGCGCACATCCATCGAGATCAAGAGGTGAGGTGGTTGTCGGGAACCACTTGCGATTCAGATACTGTTCAACGAATCCGCACTCAGAAACGGTGAGCGCCCTGTTGTAAATGATGATCTCGGCGACCTGTGCATTGGATTTTTCACCTGTTCCATTAATATTAAATCCTACAATGCCATAGGGTGTTGTATAGTTTTTAATATTTGTGCCGTTCCAGAACAAGCTTCCAGCACTTGAAGAATCACGCGTCATTCGGATGAGATCCCAATTTGTATCAGACGCAACAGCCTTTTCATCTCCTTCTCCAACATTCCATGTCTCAATATAGACTCTCCGTTTCAGGCCATTATGATATCCATAAAGCTTGTTTCCATCTCCTCCAAACACACGCCCATTAAGTGCTCCACTCTGCCGAGAGACAAAAAACATTGTATACTCACCGGGTTCATTTATTCGTTTAGAGCTACACGAGACATTGCCAGCATTATCTGCTTGAGAAATACACATCGTCATCGTGCGCGAACCATCAAACTGCAAAACTGGTTTATTGTTGAGTACACCCGTCTTTATGATGGCAGACCCAACCATCGAATACTGGGTTGTACCAACAGCAGATGAAGAAGGCGCCCATCGTTTGATCTCAGTTCCATCCTTTTGATCTTTAAAGAGTGTTGAATCTAACCAAGAAACACAGTTAGGTATATCGAGAGGGGTGTTTAATATGAAGGTAAAATCTGATTTTAATAGAGCATTATAGATGCTTTTCGGCGCAGTAACAACGGCATCCGTCGCATTTGCACAGAGTGCAACAAACTTGCTAATTCCATCAACCACCGGAGACATGGTACTTGAAAAAAATTCACCATTTTTATAGGTGTTTGTAGTGTTTATTTGTTTCTGTAATGAATCAATTTGTGCAATTAGTGTTAGACATGTATAACTTGTGGATGCTGCTGTACAAGAAGCAGCCGTCTTCATGGCATTGAGTTCATCTAACATCGCTTGTGAGCTGGCGGTCGAAGAGGTTATCTTTTTATAGGCGGCGATTCCTGGAACTGCACTTAACGCGAGATTTTCTGCAGCAACAGCATCACATGCTTCTTTCTTATCAAAAAAAGATTCAGTTTCTTGTCTATTCCAGAGGATAAAAACAATTCCAATGATAAGAAAAATAAAAAGAAATATCTGTGTTTTATTCTTGTGCGCCACTCGCATACCTACCATATGAAGTTAAAATTAAGGAAGCTCAGAGAGCTTCCTTAATTTTAATATTCATCGGTTAGTTTTTAGCCACGACGGTAATGCAAGGGAAGAAAATCTACTCCTCCTTATCATCGAGCTCCTGCTTGAGTCTCTTCAGAAGGGGTACGATCGCTCTCTCCCAGGTGTATCCGAGAACCGTCGACTTCGCCGCCTTTCCATGGGCCTCCTTCTTCTCCGAATTAAGTACATACTCCTCCATGCCGAGGCAGACATCGTGGGGGTCGCATGCAAAGGCCTCGCCACCCACAGGAGAAAAGGCAGTCGGCAGATAGTAGCGGACCTTCGGCTTCACGAGGACAGTATTCTCAGGCGTGCAGAACTCCTTGAACCCACCGAGATCGGGTACAACCTGCGGGATACCAATGCCCATCTGCTCAAACTGGCAGAGACCAAAGCCCTCACCATCTGAGGTTGAGACGCCTACATCTGCGGCATTGTAGAACATATTGATATCCTCGTCGCGGAACGTCATATCCTGTGTGGTGAGCATGAGGCGGCCACCGAACTGCTCCACGTTCACCCCGCGGAGCTCGAGCTCACGCTTGTAGATCTCAAGAAGCGGCCATCCACCCTTCTCACCCTTATCGCAGATACACAGCATGAAGACGGGCTTTGTCGGATACTTCACAACGAGCTCCACAAACGCCATGATTAGGATATCATAGCGCTTGCGAGGCTGGTTGCGATTCAGATTCAGAAACAGGAACATCTCGGGAGGAAGATTGAGCTGCTTCCGAACCAGCTCCTTCGGTACAGGGAAGAACTTCTTACTATCGAACCCGTGCAGAATGATATCAATAGAGCGAGTGATGCCCTGATCCTTGAGGCACTTCTTCCAGTAAGGCGTGAAGGCGAAGACACGGTCCGCGTCGCGGTTCAGGATATCGAGGTAGGCCTGGAGCTGCGTGGTATAGACCTGGTCACAGTACACCCAGATCTTGAAGTTACGAGGGATGCCCGACTTGCGAATCTCCTCTGTGAAACGAGCGACGATCGACATGTCGTTGTAGATGAGAATCACGTCGGGCGACTTCTTGCGAATCACATCGGGGAGAGCAGTGAAGCCGAATCCCTGGGCTGCCGGCTTCTCGAGGGCCGCCGCATCGATTACATCAACATTGGGCGGGTATCCTCTGAAATCAGGAGGGGCCTGGGGAAACTTCTGAAAACCAAAGTGGGTGAGCTGGAGCCAGGGCTGCTTGGCGAGTTCATTCACGAGATTATGGGAGACTTTGGAGTATCCCGTGAACTGCTGGAGATGGGTGGAGACAAGCATGAAGGACAGCTTTTTCGTATCGGGCTGCTTCACATCGCTAGGTAGCTTTATTGTTGCTGTCGCCATACTTGAAGACGTAAACATGTTCCCAAATCCAATCGTGTTCAGCGTGAGCTGCGACTCAAGGCTGCGGAGGTACGCGGGGCCGTCGTTGGACATTCTATCCAGGGTAGCGCGTCGGCTTTAGACCAATATACATTATAAATGTATATGGTCGACAACTCGTGAAAATTACCTGGGTGCTGTGCCCAGGTAATTTTCATGAGTTTAAACATTGTTGAAGACAACTACATAAAGATGGCAAGCCACATGCATGTAATTATAAATAAAATACAAGATGAGACTGTTCTAAAAGCCAAATATAAGAAACAGAAGATCCCTGCAGCCATTCGTGAAGCTACGTGGATAAAACACTGTGGTCGTGTATTTGAGCATAAGTGTCTCACACCTTGGTGCTTAAATAAAATAACAGTGTTTGAATTTCAGGCGGGCCACAATATTCCAGAATCAAAGGGTGGGCCCACCACTGTTGATAATTTGGTACCTATTTGTGCTCGCTGTAATCTCTCCATGGGAGATCGGTACACATTTACTCAATGGGCTGCGCTACGCAATCCCCCTCAACCCACTTTTTTAAATCGATATTTCTGCTGCTTCAAAGCTCCAACTTCTTCTTGAACTCCACGACCAACCGCTCCTTCCAGCGCTGCCACGCAATCAGCAGATTCGCACGGTAATTCTCAAGGACCGTCTTATTCTCCGTGAGTTGCGTGATCAACAGCGCCGCCTCTTCCCAGGTTGACACAATCAGAAACTCCATATTCGCCATAATCATTTTAGTAAAGAGAGAATCATTTTCTTCCTTTACAACGATGGGTATACACCCGCATTCCAGGGCCTCGTAGAAACGATAGGTCTCCATGTTCTGCCCCCCTGGACACGGAACGAACACCGTATCTAGTAGCGTCGAAATATACTCCTCGCGCCCTATCGAGTTCGGTCCATTCCATGCATTCAGTAAAGAGAGACGATGGGGCTGGAGCCTTTGTAGAGGCTGGAGCTTCTCCTCGCGCTCCTTCCATGCAGTTCCAAAGAAACTCCAGACATGGGAACGGAACGGCAGCCTCGGTGTCTTCATCAGCGGAGACTCGCACCCGCCGCGGCCCAGAGCCCAGTGGTATCCTAGAGGAATAATCAGTGTCTTTGCCCTCTGCTCCTCTGTTAAATCAGCCCGATCGTACATGCGAACAACCCCCTTGCAGCCAGCAAGATCATACATGCGCAGATCATCGGTTAGATGCTCATCACTCAGATGGAGAATCGAAAAGCTGCATCCTGCTAAAGACCACTTCTGCAGGATCTTTCCACACAGTGCAGACCAAGGTCTCTGCACAATCATAATAGGAGAATCCTTCGGGGGATCCTGTTCGAGCGACACCTTATCAATCTCAAAGATTGCTGTCTTTCCTGAAAGCTCGAGGATCCAATCCTTTTCGTGCAGTTCAGCCAAATCAAGATTATGCTGATCATAGCAAACAAACCGACGTCCCAGCATCTTTGGGGGAATCGCAGCACTCTGTGAACTAACTATAGGCGCTACACTCGCAGCAAGAGAAGCATTCATCTGTTTTACCTGCTGCAGTACAAGAGGGATATCAAACTCCTTTTCATCCGACGCCTTCAGATTTGCCTCACGATCCTCATCCGCAAATCGTTCGTCGTTATTCCAGAGATCACTATCGAACTTGTCGACACGATTGAAATTGTTGAAGGCGCTCTCTCTATAGACAGGGTCGTCGTCCTGGTAGCACCCCGCAACAAGTGGATCCAAGAAATACAGATTCATCACATTCACAGGATTGCAGATCATATGATCCGCGCTTGTCCAGTATCCATCGTGGGCTCTGAGGACTTCCAAAATCTTCTGCGCACCGGACTTCGATAGTACATAGGCGTAGGCACACCAGTGGAAATAACGGTTCGGGGGTTTTTGCCCAAAGAAACTATTCGCCGCAACACGACTGAAATACGGATTTACCTTCTCCTTTATCATCTCAAATCCCGCACGATTCGGCGGAAGAATTCCGCCCAGGTAGATCACATCCCAGTCCTCAGGGAGATGAGGTTGGGCTTGCTTCCACCGCCCCTCCCACTCGGGCGACAGTTTCGCATCATCCTCTAGGATTAAGAAACTATTCACTTCCTGGTGTTCTGTGGCGAGCTTCCACCACAGCGATAAGTGGCTCAAGGCACAGCCCATAATCGCCTTCTTCCACATAAAGTCGTGGGGGCGGAAAAGACGGGCTAGTTCAGGAGTGAGAACCAACTTCTTTCCTTCAATGGCTGATACACGTGTTATACGCGACTCTAGATCCGGAGAGTGTTCGAACAGTTTCTTCATACGATCTTCGCGCCGATCAAGATTAATCACGTAGCAATCATCAATTCCGACACTGAATGGCAGTACAACACGGAAATTGCCTCTGTGGCAGTAAATTGAGTATCCTCCCTGGAAGGTGTTCCGCAGGCTCTTGTCGCAATAGAAATCGTCCAAGGCCAGCCTCTTCACCTTGAATCGGCTCGTTAAGATACTCAGAATGCTCTGGTCGTGGCGATGGCCGAAGGGCTTTCCATCTGCAGCAGCTCCAGACCACTTCTCTCCCACAATCACCTCGCGCATCTGACCATAGACCCATGCCTCCCGAAAGAGGCGGATCACCGTGGGGGCCCCTGCACGAAAGATCATCGCGCCCGCCCAAATCTGCTTCTCCTTCTTCTCCTCTTCATTCACAGCCAGAGCCTTCATGAACGCGTCGTGGCACCAGTGTGCATTGTCTTGGCGAGAATCCTCTAATACACATATCTCCTCGTCCTGGGCCGCACGCAACCAGGTGGTGGGCCAGCGACTGAGGAAGCAGCCCGAATCCATATAGAATACAAGTGATCCATCCAACCCGGACTCATTTGCAATCTCCTTGCAGATCCAGAGCTTCCATGCAAAGTGCTGGGCCTCCCAGAGATCCGGGAAGTCGGTAGGAGCCTCAGAAGGCGTGTGGCGTTCCTCCAGGAAATCGAACATTTCTAGACTATTCTTAATCGCCTCTGAAGGTACATCTTCACCATAATAGACAATGGCACGTAGACCGGGTACCTGTTTCTTCTGTGCAGAAAGCGCTGTTAGAAAGAGTTGAAGGGATGGAAGGAATCTCCGTGTTGCATAGGTAACAACAATAGGGGCCCGAAGACCCTTTCTCTGAACCGTCTCGGCTGCCCCGAGAAACTTCGGAAGCTGCACGGGTTCACCGAGAGCCCGTGTTAGAACTCTGCGCGCGCACTCGGAGATCGTCCTTCTTGTCCAATCCCTCTTATACTCATCGAGCGCAGGAACTGAGAACATCTTCTTCCAGAGTTCATCGTCCTTGTCTACCGCCGACACAAGATCAATGAGTTCCTTCGGGCTCGAAACCTGCTGTGCACTAATAAAGCCACCTGTGTCGAAATCACGGTTCACCTTAGGATCTCCCCAGTAAATCGGGATACAGCCTGCCGCCTTCGCATGTAGAAGCTTTTCCGTGCAGTATCCAGAGGCACTATTGTTCTCATATGTGATCACGAACTTGTAGTCCTTAAAGAACTCGAACTTCTTCAGCTCACCACCCCCGCCCCCTGGACCCGCAGCAAGTACAGGACCAACCGTATTAAAAAGTGCACCACCACTGTCAATCTCCTTGTACATCGATAGCCAATGGAAGGCCGCATTTCGCACAGGGTTACCAGGATTGCTCACGACGAATGCACAGAACTTCTTCTTGCGCTCGAGTTCCTCGGGGAACACCTTTGTGCAGCGATCAATCGGGATCGGCTTCGGGTTCTGTATACGATCTGGGTCCGCCCCAAACCAGTCGATCTCCAGGATCCAGAGAGGAAACCGCAGATAGGTATCATCCGACATATCCTTGTGCTGGAATCCGAGGTTCAGAAAGACATTCGGACCTTCGACGGGTGCCGAGTTCTCCCCCGTAAAATGGATCTTGGGAACAGTTGCAAATTGCTTCCATGTCTCGCCAAATGGGCCAAAGAAGAGGATATCTGGGGCTGCGGAGCTAGGTACAACAGCAACACCCTGGATCTCTAGAGCGGGTGATAAATGCTTGGCGGCCTCCTCGAGCATGAGTGTAAAGAAATTGTAGGAAGGATTGAACTGATCCCACATATCGCTGAAGCCGACGACAAGCTTCGATAATCTCTTTTGTTCAATCGGCGACGCAGGGAGAGGAGGTAAAGCTACAGGTACAGGTACAGAAGTAATAAAAGGCTGAAGGGTATCCTGCCATCCCTTCTGTACATGATGGCTCATTGGGCTAATTTTCATAAGAAGTTCCTGGCGAATTGCATTCAGGCTCTCGAGGGTAAAGATACCCTTGCTCCCTACAAAGTCCTCCTTCATATTACGAAGGGCATCACATGCCTCCGTAATACGATTATCCTTGTAATACATCCTCTCAAGACCGTGTCCCAGGTCGCGAATAAACATGGAATTGTGGACGAAGGGAACACCCACCCATGCAAGGTCCAAATGGATCGGGCGGAACGGCATGAACCGCACATGAGAAATCATACAGCTCATGGGCTCATGAACCCAGTCGACACTTCTCTGGCGACCAAGAAATTCCCCACTAATATCATCTACGCGAGCATGCTTCCATACATTGTCCTGGAAAAACTTGCTCTTGTAGACATGCTCTGCATTATGTACCCTGAATCGAGCCACGTCTACAATCTTTTGTAAGCGCTGCTCCTTCATGATGAGGACAGGAAGTGTGCAGGAAGATGCACTCGATATATTTGTTTCTGCAACGTGAAAGGACCAGGGTACAGAATCCCTGTTCTCCACCGGGCACGACTGAAGCCACACAGGAGACTGTGTTTCTGCACGATGCTTCTCCACAATCGATGGGGTCCATACATACGGTACAATGCGTACAGGGAGACGTGAAATTGTCTCCACAAGCTGAAGATCATCTGTACTCGCGTGTTGATCGAGCAACCAGATTTCAGAAACGCGATCAAAAGAACGAATGGCTGAACTCGTGGGGAAGAGACATTTCTCGATCTCATCGAGCACGGCATGTTTCCGTAAGACGATGATCGATTTATCGCAAATTGCTGTTCTCTGATTTCCTTCCAGAATCTCTCCCACCTCAAAGACCATATCAAACCGTTCACCGCTCAGATCCTTGAGGTGCCGCGTTGAATCCTTCCATTCCTCTTTTAATGAAACAACATCGTCCCACCAGGGCTGGCGCTCGTTTGCATTTATGAGAAAGGTAGAATGTCCCTGAAGTTTGAAGATCTCTGCAACAGCAAGAGTACAATTTGCTTGACTCCCGCTGAACATAGAGAACTGAAACTTCCCAAGAACACCGATGCGCATCTTGTTTCTTCTAAGAATGTATGGGCGTGGTTTAGACCACCGTTTAATTTCCCCCGTATCAATAAATGCAGTTTAACACGTTTGGTGCACTTTTTATCCTCTATGGACTTATCAAAGTACTAATTGTTCTCTCACTTACATGGTTCATTCCACATGATCTAGAAAAGAAGCTCTCCACAATTGAGGGACTCAATTTGATTGTGAGCGGGGATACCACATTAGCTGGACGCATGGTCGAATATATTCTTCTCGCGTTTGGAGTCTTCTCTATTGTACACGGCCTTGCACTCTGTGGTGCGTATTCGCACTCCTTTGAACGCTACATTGAATCGAAAAATTTACAGTACAGTGTCTACACGGCACTCGGCGTCTTCTCTATCCTTTTCTATTCACTTGTCCTCTATACACCTCTACCAATTTCTAAAGATCCGAAGGGAACCGATCATTATAAACTGTATGGATTCGCTGGTGGTCTATCCTTTCTAGCCGTTCCACCTCTATGGGAGGCATTTGAGTACCTGTTCCCCATACTTAACAGGATGAGCACTGAAAAGAAAATGATGTATATGACATTGGGTATGTTTACATTTATAGGATTACTTGGAGGTGTTTATTATACCATTAAAAATCTAAAGCGTCCAAATAGCACTACCGTCGTGACTAAAAAGTCTCATGAAAGAAGTTTCTCCCATGCAACATGAACATCTGGATTATACGGTGAATGCTTCCATGCAAGTGCTTGTGCGTGTCCCTTGTACACTTCGAGGCGATCCTGGTGGTGTTCACGCGCAGCCGTTATCATAACTCCTCCAGTGTCGAGATCCGATCCAGGATAATAGTATCCAAAGTCTCCCCAGCTCTTCGAATTGTGAAGAACAGGAAACCCGGCCCATAACATTTCAAGAACCATGTAGTTAAACTCGTTGTTGAACTGGTGGCAGACAAATGTCGCATTCGGGTACGTATTCAGCGTTGTGATGATATCCTTTCTTTCAGCCAGCTCTACCTTTCCATCTTTCACAATATCAAGCGTATCATAGAAATTCTGCTTGAAGTGGGGAATCTGCATGATACGAGGAGCATTCACTACAACAACACGCCCGTTCCACCCCTTGTTCTTACGATACCACCTGTCTATGAGAGCGAGAGGCACAATGGCGCTTTTCTGGAAACTGATATTGGGCTCTGTGATCACGAGAATCTCCTTTTCACCGGGCATTGTTGGCCTCCACGTGATATTTCTGCGACCCTCGTTTGTTAGAAAGGTGGGATCCCAGACATAGGCGCCCACCTGGGTCTCAGGAACGCTTAGCGAAACATGATTAAGAGAGCACGCATATTGGTCGTGCTGTGCATAGTGCGGGGAGACCCAGACCTTGTCGACCTCCCCGACCACGTGGTGTGCGAAGTTCATGTCGGGATAGAAAATTGGGGTCTCCACATCAATATTCAGGATATTTCCGAGATATAGCTTACATACCTTTGCACCGATCATCTTCAGGAACTTGCGAACACCAGGATCAATGCTCATTCCGATCTCGATATATGCAAAGACAGGCATGGGTTGCTTAAGAATCTCCTCTGCGGTCAAAATGCGGCAACGGCGAATCTGCTCAGGAACCTCTTCGATCTTTTTCGGCTTCTCATTCACAAGCAGAAGAGGTGTCCAGCCCATGGCCTCGAACATTCTATAAAAAAGAATGATGTTCTGAAAGAGTCCATTTGTGAATATACTTCCCTCTGTAATCGTGGCCGTAGCGAGTAAGACCGCTTTGCGATTCGGAATCGTGGGAACCTTGCACAGTGCAATGGTCGGTGTTATACTCTCAGAGGGCTCGACTCCCACGCGCGTCATGCCCGGAAGTTGTTCGCCGTGTGGATCTTCTTTGGAGGAGTACACCATTCTAGTGAAGGTAGTAAAGGTTTATCTAAGTCCTTCAACGCGGCTTGCTCGCCTTCCACTTCCGAAATCCATGAGTCTTCTCAACGAAATAAGAGGAACCCAGCATCTTTGCAGCCTCCTCATGGAGGATCTTCTCCTTCTCAGGAAGTGAGGCTAGAAACTTCTTCGCCTCCTCCGAGATCGGGTGAGGCGGAGGTTCGACGTATGTGTTCATTTTACTATCTAACTACGAGCAGCGACTTCAATTTTATAGTCTATCCGCTAAACAGGGATGTCGGTAGAGGAGATGTATACTGTTTTAAAAGAGAAGGGAAGACCCCTCTCCTCCTTTCACAAGGGCGATACGATTCATGTAAACAACCGAATGAAGAAAAGTGGATCCTATATACTCGTTGAGGAACCAGGGACAAACTTCGCCACCGAGTTCCAGCCAGCTCTTGATCCTGGAGAGATACTTGCCATGGGTGCTTTCGAGGGAAAGTATCTAAATGACTGTCTCCTTGAGTATCCAGCTGAATGGTTTCTTCGAGCTGCCGCTTTAGAGAAACTCCGACCTGGTGGTGGAGACGACTCTGTCAATTATTTTGCGGTGCATTCACGACTTCCCCTGAGTGAATGGGAAAAGAAGGGGTGGGTACCAGGTTCTGTGCGAAGCAACCAGCATCCCGAACTTTCAGATGCGAAGATCAATCCGGATGAGAGGGGCTGGTTCCAATGGTATTGCAGGTACTGGATGGGCCGTAGACTACCAGTGCTTGATGCTGTTCAAATCAAGCGTTGGAAGGCATTTAGGAGACACGCGGGTGCTATTAAAGCGAATTGTGCCAAGGGCGATCTCAGCTGTCGGCCAAGACAAAGACAAGCCCTGCTTCATTGGGCCTATAATCCCTTTATTTGAGGAAATCTCTTCATGGCATAAAATACAAGTGTAAATAACACTCCTCCCCAGAGTGAATCGAGAATTGCAAACTGTGTTGTATAGTGGGTGAGTGTGGCCAGATTTGTAAAGTCGTACACTGCATAGACGGTAAGGCCAAGGAGAAATGCATCCATTGCCGACTTCGGAATGGTTGCTAGATAGGAAAGAACAAGATAGACAATGATCGAAGGGACGAGTTTCATAGTGATTTTGTGGCCCTGAATCTTGCGAAACATCTCACCGGCTATTTTACTGGTAAAATAGAGCCAGGGGATATCAATCATAAAGATAAGTACTGCTCGTAGAAGAAAGGCCAACATTCTATTCTCGCGTATTATTTTATGGCATTGTATGAATGGATAGATAAGATGGCGGATATATTCCGTTTAGAGGGGTTTTCATCTCCTTTGAAGGGACAGCGTATATGGCTCTATGGAACACGTGATACCCTTGCTTCGCAAATCATAGACTGCCTCGGTATTGTTGAAGAAGAGGTTCTGAATCGTGGGAGGAAGGTGTTGATTGTGCAGGGAGCTCGTGAAGTGCCTCTCCGAGGGATTCAGTGGGACGCGACATTTAGAGTAAAAGAAACACAAGACCTACGACTGGCCGTTACCTATATACAAAATGCCGTAAAGCCGGTGAGGGTTGTCTGGCTAGGAGATGAACCTCCTTCTACGGTGCTGAATGTCGTTCAGGAAGCAACATTTATTGTGGGAAGTACGGCCTTACCAAGAGGATCTTGGTCAGCAATCTTCTGGCATCCGTCTGCACCTCAAGCGCAGATTGAAGAGGGACTCTCCCCCAGAATGGCTATACAGAAACTCAATCTTCCATCGGTTCTGCGTGAACTGAATGCATCGGGGGTCGGGCTTGTCTGGTCCTCCATCAAAGAATCAGAGAAGTCTGGAAGTATTTATTGGTATGATCTATCGGAATCAAAGGAACACGTAAAACGGTTTGATCCTTTGGAAGCGATTGAAACTCTTAAAGAGGTGTCTCAGTATTTACAGAAAACGCTTTAGCTTATTGCTTATTGCTTCTTG